GCGGCTCCTTGCGTCCACCACGCTTGGTAATTAATATTTGTGTCATCGCTACCTCAATGTATATTTTTTGTTACTACGTTTGCTTCTAATGTTTTACGGATACTAATATGTTCTGAACTGATATTTAACATCTCGCCCCAGGCCCAATTCAATATATATTTTCCCTGGTTGATCAGGACTAAATTGTCGTTACCATCTTGGCTCTGTGCTAATTGCATATCTTGAATATCTGGTCGTTCCATTAAGTGCAAAGTATATACGATTCCCAAGGCTTTTGCAAGGCCGCAGTAAATGTTGTCAGCCAAAAGGTCCCAAGGATCGGGCCAATTGCGGCGATCATCCCAATGCAAGTAATAGTTAGATATAGGGGCTTGTTGCCACCAGTCATTAACGGCTAGTAGCGCAGCAGATAGATCATTTGTTTGGTTTATTTCTCGCAGTTGGCACCAGGATGCCAACCGTTCTTCATAGGTCAGTGGCCACACATTAATCCTGTATTAAAAATGACTCAATGAATAAGAAAAGTAACCTTCGTCAACGGGTGCAATGTAATTAATTTTAATAACAGGTCCATTGCCCTCGTTAACTTGTACGGGTGTTAATGTAATGCCAGTAGAACCATTTTCGGTATAATCATCCGAATATGAAAATGTGCCTGATCCACCAGTTGCCACACCTACTATAGTCATACGACCATAGCGAGTAGTACCGTTTGTTGCGCTGTGATAACGATATTCCATGATAAACGAATCTGCGTCATCGTCGACACTAATTTCAAATCCAGGAACGTTGATTTCAACCGCAGTGAAATTTAAGAATACTTTAACACCGGCTTCGCGATTGTAACTACCAAACTTATAACGAACTCCGTTGTCTAAGGCAAATACTTGATTATCGTTGTTGTTAATACGCGGATGTTCGGTATTGTCTGCATCGTTGCGTTCAAACATATCCCCAACTGACACATTGTTATTTGCTTGGATGTCAATGATTGCTGCCACAGGGAAACCATTGCCTTGGAAGTTATTAGCAACGTTTAGGAAAATGTTATAACCAGAAACATTCTTTTGAATATTTCCGATAATGATGCCTTCATAAGCAATGTTGTCAAATAAGTTTTGTGTAATTCTTACGCCAGTTGGGCCACCTTGCACCGGCGAGTCGGTGCCTAATAGGATACCTTGATACAATGTGTCAAATTTTGAATTACTAAACACAACACCTTGAATTTGCTCGTTGGTGTTGACAGCATAAATCATATTAGAAAAACGGCAACTGTCAAATGTTACATGATTAGTAACCAATGACAGAGAACTTGCAAAGCGCACACAGGACACATTGTCTGCAGCCGTGGTTAAATCTGATATTGCATATGGACCGTAGAAGTTACAATTACTGACATTAACTTGACTTACATCTTCAAGTAGGAAAATATTGGAAACTTTTTCAGTGGAAAATGCCATTTCGGAAATTTCAACAAGTTGCGGAACAATAGCACCGTTACTACCAACATTTAAACCAGTTTGTTGTTGACTATCAACTGTACGAGCAACATAATCAGAATCTGAATCAGCATCGAGTACAATGATAGAACTGTTAGCACCTTCGCCGATTAATCGGGCAAATGGTGGAATTAATAGTTCGCTGGTAATACGATATGTACCAGCAGGGAAAAATAAACTGCGGCGAATTTGTACATTGATATCGCGGCAGTATAATTGATAAAACGCACGATTAATTGCTGCGGTGTCATCGGTAACACCATCACCAGTGGCACCAAAATCCTTGATCGACGCATAGTCATCAAAAACTGCTTGTAGTGTGCGTGTTACTGGATCGCTGGCTGTTGGTCCTGTTTGTACAGTATAACCGGCGGCCTCACCTTTGTATGTGTAGGAACTTGCTAAATCTAAAATGTCCGAAAATTCAGTTAAAACTTCTGTGTTGCCAACAGTCGGTGCGCCTTCAGCAAGTGTTCCGTTACCAATGTATAGTTTGCGGTCATCGATTGCCCAACCTAGTTCGCCACCGGCTAACTGTGGTAGGTTTTCTGCTAATCCTTTGCGCTGTGTAATACGTGAAATCTGTACAATAGCCATCTATCTATCTCCGATTACGTATTTACCTAGATTGATAGATAGTATTGTTCGACTCGGTCCCACCACATGCTACGATACTTTTCGTATTTTGCGCCCTCGAGCACAAATTCTTGATATTGAGGCTCTTTGAGTATGTTAAATTCTGCATCAACATCGGGCTTAACGCACATTAATATCACACCCTTACGAATGTTAGTGCCGTAGACTTCGTTGTGTGCTTCAGCATAAGCGCACAATTGCATAAAGTAGTCTTCGATCCATTCTTCTTTTTTAGGCTTGTTTGTTTGCTTGTAGTCTAATATGGCTTGGTCATTTAAATGAATCCCAGCGCCGTCGGTTGTGCCAGCATAAATTCCAGGAAAATATAGTGGAATTTCTACTCCCCAGAACTCGTCGACTTTAACAAGTCCTTTGTTAATGACTTCTTGTGCCATAGCATGACTTGGCCACGAAAAAGGATTTGAACCGCGTTCTTTTAATTCGCCTGTGAGCACATAATGTTCTAAGTAACTGTGCATACGAGTACCACGGTTGGCTGCTTCTGTGGTAATTTGTTGTGCACGTTCTACACCTACACGTTTGCGCCACTCATTTAACGCTTGTTTCTTTTCTTCGGGTTTAGTACGATCAAGGATAGTGGTAACACTAGGCAACCGATCCCCTGTGGGTGTTGCATAAAGACGTTGTCCGCCGATAGTTTCCCTGCTTAGTGGTTGGTAGTCAAATTTGTGTTTATACATTTACGCTAAAAGATTCACCGCAGCCACATTCTCCAGTTACGTTGGGGTTTTCAAAGGCAAAGCCTTCGTTTAATCCTTCTCGCTTCCAGTCCATTACTAGACCATCTAAGTATGGCAAGTGCTTCGGGTTAACATATATATTAACACCATGATTCCAAAAACACAAGTCATTTGGGTCAACTTGATCTACATACTCTAACATATAAGCCATGCCCGAGCATCCGGTTGTACGCACTCCGACTCGAATTCCGTGTCCACGGTCTCGGTTCATTAATTGAACCTTTACTTTCATTGCAGCCTTTTCAGTTATGGTAATCATACGCTAAAACTTGATCCGCATCCACAAGTAGTTACTGCATTAGGGTTACTAATAGAAAATTGGCTGCCACGGATATCTTCAATGTAATCTACTGTGGCGCCAACAAGATACTGATAACTCATTTCATCTACTAGCACTCTAACTGTGCCTTTTTCGACGAGAAAATCATCGTCGTTTTGATCTTCATCAAAAGTAAAGCCATAGTTAAAGCCCGAGCAACCGCCGCCGGTAACAAATACTCGTAACTTTAGATTAGGATTGTTTTCTTCGGCTAGTAAATCAGCAAGTTTGGCCACACATGCTTCAGTTAAATTAATCGGTTCCATGTTTGTCCTTGTAGTCTTTTACTGCTGCTTTGATAGCATCCTCAGCAAGTATTGAGCAGTGAATTTTAACTGGCGGGAGGGCAAGTTCTTCTGCAATCGCTGTGTTCTTAATTTCTGTTGCTTCGTCCAGAGTTTTACCTTTAAGCCACTCTGTGACCAGGCTTGACGATGCAATAGCCGAGCCACAGCCGTATGTTTTAAATTTTGCGTCGGTGATAGTACCATTTTCTACCTTTATTTGTAATTTCATTACATCGCCTTCAACCGCAAGCAGGAGCACCGACCATGCCGGTTCCCACTTGCGCATCTCCTTTGTTAAATGACCCGACATTACGTGGGTTTTCATAATGATCAATTACTTTGTTACTGTAAGACATTTTATTCTCCTAAAATATTTTTAATGATACTCTCGGGCTGGAAGTGATTCCACTTTCGTCTGTTTTCCTCTCCCAATAACCACTGAAGGTTTTTCCTACCTCCAATAATTTTAGGATCAATGCCCAATTCAAAGCCCTGTTGGTAAGGAATAATATGATCAAGTTGGTACTGATTTTTTCTTTTACCAGTGTTGGCAGGTATTATTCCTTCTTTTTTCATTGCATACAAAGAACGATAGGTTGCTTTTTTACACTCTCGTTTATATGCTGTAAACTCGTCGTCGATGTAGTTTTTAGGACGCATATTATTAATACGACCGTCTTTATTGGGATTGTTTTCGCTCCAGCGAATACTCTGCTGCAGATTTGGTTTTCCTTTATTCCATCCCCAGCCTTTAGATAATCCGCTTGTGTTCATCTTTAACTTTTGTTCTTCGTTTAATGTTATTCCTTTATTCCACGGAGCAAGTTCCCCTCGGTTTAATGGATTCTTACATTTTTGAGAACAGTAGTCTATAAACCTTGGGCGTGTTAAAAACTCGCAACTGCAATGTGCGCAAATCTTTTTTAGACCATACTTACTTTTCATACAATTATTTACCATCTAGGCGCACACGCTTGTTAATTTAATCTAATAAACAAATGCCAACACCACACTAGTACCAACGGAAGTGCTACCACTAGTATCAGTATCAAGATTTCCGGAATTTTCATTGTATATGATGGTTCTCATTGTTGGGATACTTATCAACAAAAAAGGCTAACCCTAAGATTAGCCTTTTTTAGAGTATCTTGTATTTTACTTTAATGCACGTTTGGCCATTCGATCTACTGTAGCACGGGCTTGGTCTGTGGTCATTTGATCGTCGGCGCCGGGTACATACTCCTCGGAACCTTGGAAAACTACCTGATCGCCTTCGACATTGGCAATAATGTTGTTCAATGGTTCTTCGCCGGCTAAGTCACGCAGTTGTTTGGCGGTTAAAGCAATGCCCATATCACGTGCAAGTCCAATAAACGAGTCAACACTAATGGTTTTCTTAGCACCAGTGTCGCCAGCACGACCTAACAAAAACTGGCCTAGTGCGGCCAGTTTTGTTGTGTCAACGTTATTTTCAAACTCGTTAATGCGCATTATTAGCGGCGTCCGCGACCTAGATTCATTAGTTCGTCTTCTTCCTCATCAGCACCAGGAAGTTCAACGTCTGCGTCAACATCTAAGTCTGCTTCAACATCGCCCTCTGGTGGAGGTAGTTCGCCGCCCATTTCGGCACCGCCTAGATCATCACCAGGAACGACCGGTGCTTGACCAGTTAGGATACCTTGTGCTTGTTCTAGTTGCGTCTTGGCACCTTGTAGGTTTTGTACTAAACCACCTAGTGCAGCAGTAGCGTCATTGTTGAATTGTTGTGCTTGATCCATGCCAACTTCATTACGGATTGAATCAACTAATGCAGGAAGATCTTTAAACTGCATAGCAGTAACATCTTCTAGCATCTTTTGCATACGGTCAACCATATCTTGAGCAGCAAGAACTACTTGTGCTTGTTGAATTTCGGCTTCCATTAACTTACGCTGTAGTCGGCTTGCACCCTTCATTGATTCAGCAACTGATGCTTTCATCATTTGTTGTAGTCGGGTGGCATTTGAAGGATCGCTTAGTAGTGACTCTAGACCCTTCATGTTTTGTGCTAGTGCAGTCTTTTCAGCACCGCCCAGTGATTTGCCAGCAGCAGCGGCTTGAATAGCACGAGTTAAGATATTACCAGATGTTCCAGTGCTGGCTGCCAATTTAGCAGCACCCTTGGCCAGTGCTTGTGCAGCCTTGGGATCTTGTGCAGCAGCAGCATTGGCAGCGCCAGGTGCTGTTTGCTGTGCGGCTGTTTGTTGTGCACCTGCGGCACCAACTGTACCGGTAGGAACTGCTTCAGCAACACGGGCTGCCAGTGCTTGTTCCATAACCATTAGCTTTAGGTAAGCAGGGTTACGCTCACTGCGATGGAAAGCAGGAGTAGCACGATGTTCGCTAATTGTGCGGCGAACACGATTTAGCATCTTCTTGGCTTCTTTAACTGTTAATCGCTCAACAGATAACTTACGGCCAAATTGACTTTCAAACACTCGCTTATTTTGCTGAGCTTTGCTTTTTGAGTCCAGTTCTAACAGTTTCATTTTCGAATCCTTTTTGTTGCCAGTATTTAGCCGAATTGATACATTTATTGAGTTGATCTTTTACTTGTCGGCTGCGCATAATAGACTCGTGTAGTCGATCCATTATGACTAGTTTTTTCTGCTGATCCTTGGTGCGCTTTAAAAATGACTTAAAATGATTGATTTCATTTTCCCTGCGTTCAAGTTCAGTTTCTAAGTTAATTAATTCTTTTGCAAGTCTGGTTTGATTATACTTGTCTGCTACGCACCAACTAATAGCCACGCGGCCCGATAAAGGTTCTGCTGCTAATTGCTTGTGTCGATAGATTCTATATCGGTTTTTGTCTCGTTGTATAGTGTAACGACCAAACGCCATTATTTCATTGTCCATGAATACAATAGCATTACTGCCCATTAAATATTCACGGGCAATTTTTTCCAAGACCTTTTCGGCTTGTGCGTTTACTTTAGTACGTAGTGATCCACTAACCATCCAATTACACCCACTAATGTTACAATAATGCCAATGCCCCAGGTAATAATTTGATTATTACGTTGAGCAACAATATTGCCAACCATGTCTTTGATTTCGTCAACTGCCGCTGTTAAGTGGCTAACCTTATTTTCCACCGAACATAGTTTTTCTTCTAAAAACAAATAACGCTGCGCACACAAGTCAACGTGTGCCTCCAGACTTTTCTTTTCGATTTCTGTGGTTTGCACTTTGCGTCTAGTCCTTTTCATTGATATATTATTTATCGGACTCTAGTGTATAAACCAAATTGGCCACAACTGGGCCCACTGAGTTAACCCAAGGTTCTGTGACCACAGTTTCTGTTAAATTTAACAGCATAGGTACACCTTGCGAATCGCTGCGCAACCAGTATAGTTCATCGTTGTTATTAGCCCATGTGCCTTTGGATTCGACTTCAAAAGTAAACGTCCAAACTTTTGCTGATTGTGCAATAATACCAAATCCCCAAGCAGCAGGATCCTGATCTTCTAATATTTCTATATTACTAATATTTTGTGGCTGTGTGCGCATACTGACAACTTGAATAATAGTATCAAAGTTACGCTGTTGATTACGAGCGCGAAGCAAATCACCTTGATTGGTAATTGACAATCCTGTACGTGTAACATATGGCCAAACAACTGTGCGGTTGTGATTGTCTACGCCGGTGGGGGTAATGTCAAATAATGTACTACAACGAATCTTTATCATATTTTAACTTATAATATACAACAGCATGACTAAGCAGTTCTTCTAGTGCAGGATCTTCTTTGGCCATACGGCGTATAGCACCCCACATTTTATTTTCTTGCATCTCGGCACGGATGTCGCGATGTGTGTCCAAAGACCTTGCAGTAAGTCGACGCTCGCTGCTGCCAATTTCACGTTCATAAACTGTGCGGCCACCGTCGGGACTTTCATATACATAGTGTTTGGACATATCTTTATTTAACTACGTAGATAATGGCCAATAAAAAACCCTGGCGAACCAGGGTTTTTATTCGATCAAAAACTAAATTAGTTTGTGAAAGTTGCTGAACCAGTAACTGATGATGTACCACCAGTTGCTGCGTCAACAGCAGCGGCTAGTGTAGTAGTTGTCCATTGACCTGTTGGGTATAGAGCAACTGCTAGTGTGTCAGTTGTTGTATCGGTGAATTCAAAAATAGCAATAGTTGCTGTTTGTTGAATTGCTTGAACTGCTTGGTTAGCAACAGTAGCGTTTGCAGCGATGCCGGCTAGTTCGATTGTGAAAAAGTCTAGCTTTGGACCTGCTGGCTGAACTGTGTTAC